CTGCTGCTGTTCCTGCTGCTGTTCCTGCTGCTGTTCCTGCTGCTGTTCCTGCTGCTGTTCCTGCTGCTGTTCCTGCTGCTGTTCCTGCTGCTGTTCCTGCTGCTGTTCCTGCTGCTGTTCCTGCTGCTGTTCCTGCTGCTGTTCCTGCTGGGCAGGAGTTTGCTCAGCGCCGATCTGCGCGGCAAGCTTTTCAGCATCACGTTGTACGCGTTGTTCTTTGGTTAATCCGGCCATTGGGCCTCCTGAAAAACAAAGGGGCCGAAGCCCCCACGGTTAGCCCATGATGATGGCGGAATGCTCAGGCTGCACGGATGCGACGCCCCACGCCACACCAACTTCATAACGGACCTGGCGATACTGGCGATACAGTGCGATCTGGAAGGTGATGCCGGACGTAGGGTCAGTCACGTTCATCACATCGTCAGCAGTATCGCCGCCTTTTGGCATGGCCGGGGTGCGGCACGCCAGCAGGAAGGCATTGCGATCGAAAGCCATGTTTGGCGCGAACTCACTCAGCACAGTGACGGCCGCCTGGTCTGCCAGGTCCTGACGCAGGCCCGGTGCACCAATGGTAATGCTGGAAGAGGTTGCAGCCACGACCATGTACTGATTGTCGTCACCAGCAAACTGCACTGCTGTACCAACTGCAATGCCGCCGGTACCCGCGGAGATTGCCACGATGATGTCACCCTCTTTCTTCGCACCGTTGACCTTGTAGCCAGCAGCGGTGCTCTTCGCGGTACGTTTGATGTTGGCGGATTCGTGCAGGTTGAAGCCCATCACACGACCGATCACACCTTCACGCAGCAACTGGTCGGTACCGGCTTCGTTCGCTTTGAACAGCACAGACTGTTTACCACGAATGGAGGCCATCGCCTCGCCGCCCAGCACCATGCGCATGTCGGTAGTTGGCGCACCGTTATCAACCAGAATCTGGCGGGCCAGCGCTGCATCAGACAGATCATCTTTGATGCTGAATGGGGTATCTTTGGGCGCGCCAACTGCGCGGGATGATTTGTAGAACAACGCCGCCAGGTCAGCATCCATTTCATTGCTGAGCGCACGAAAGGCCTGAGAGAACTGGTCAGCCAGGATAACGTCGTAGTTACCCGACGGCCCGATAGCCAGTTGCTCTTCACCGTTCCATTTGACCGGGGCCATTTTGGATTTGGTGATTTTGACATCCACGGTACCGATGTTCTGATCGCCGTCGTTTGGTGCAGTTGCCGCTGGGGTAATATCAACGGTGGTGGTTTTTGGTGCCACCGGCGCGGTAACAGTCTGGTCTTTAGCCGCAGCGTCGGCTTTCGCGTTGCGCGCAACGGCTGGGATGAAGCCCACTTGCTCGCGGGATACGCGGTTCAGTGCAGTGTACAGTGTAGGAATTAACCCAGTAAGCGTGTTGCTCATATTCTAAATATCCTTTCGATTAATCGACGATGCTGACGCCGTCGCTCAGCGCGGCCTGCTTGCCTGCGCCATCAAGGGCATCAAACGCACCGCGTTTCATGGTTTTTTGCCCGGCCTGATGCTGCGACTGGTGAGAGCCACCGCCGCTATTGCCGGACGCTTTGAGGATGTAGTCTTTCTGCGGATGCAACTCGACCAGAGATTCCAGCGCTTCGTCGAAGCCAGCCAGCTCGCCGGGCTTGGTGCGGGAGAACACCTTGTTACCCTGGCCGTCGTAGGCAACGACCTTGCCGTCTTCGATTTTAAAGTTCTGCCCGAAGTGGGAACGCACGAACTCAGCCGGGATCGCCATCTTCTCGGAAATGAACTTCGAGCCACCGAAGCGGCCGCCGATCATCTCGTTATAAAGCTGAGTCTCCAGCGTCTGGCTCTTGCCATTCGCTTCGTCCAGCTGCTGCTGGAAGGCTTTAGTAATTTCGGCCTTCACCTGGTCAACGGCACCAGCGTCGATCAGCTTCTTCTGGTCAATTTTGGTCGTCATTTCCAGGGCTTCGAGCGCCTTGGTCGGGTCGGTAATGCCAGCGAATTTCGCGAGACCGGCTTCTGCCGCTTCCTTCGCCTCACGATGAGTTTTAGCCTCACCGTTCAGGGAGGTGATTTTGTTCATCGCTGCGACCGCGTCGAACGGGATTTCTTTGCCGTCGTCATGGACGAACACTGGCATACCGTTTTCAACGACCACATTGCCGTTAGCATCGAGTTTGAGTTTCATTGTTTTGCTCCAGCCTTCCGGCCATTGGTAATAGGTCATCCGACCCGGTCACCGCGTCGCATCCGCTCAGCGGCAGGCATAAAAAAGGCCGCCCGGAGGCAGCCTGTTAGATAAATTCGACGGTTATCACACCACGCAGTTTGCGGGAATAGACCGCATCCCGCATTCGCTTGTGGACCCGGAATGGATATGGATAGAAGCATGCGATTCCTCGCTTAACATCAGCCCATACGCAGCGTTTGATCTCATTGCCGTAAACGAACACTCGACGCTTACCGCGTCCATCGTCCACATAATGAAAATCTTCGTTATGCATGCCTATTCCTCAAACGCCGATGCATCCACGCGGCGCAGTTCGTTCAGGGTCAGGAACTCCCCGGCATCGTTGAACATCTCCGGCACCGTGATTTTGCCGTCACGCAGCATCATGGCCCGGGTAACGCCCAGCACCTGCTCCTGTCGCGCGTACGACTGCCGGACAAGCCACTCGGCATAGCTGGTATGCGCTGGCACCTGCCCGTCCATTGATGCGCGAGTGGCATTGGTCAGTTCGCCAGGCGGTATTTGCAATTCCTCCCACGATTTCGTAATGAGGATTTCACCGGAGCGGCAGCAGAAGTGAATTTTGCCGGGGCCGCGCAGATATGGCACCACATGCCCCAGCGGTTTGCCGTCGAGCGAGTAGAGTTTGCGGTCGCGGATGATGCACCACTGGCTGGTATGAGTATCAAGCGTGGAAGACCACTGTTTGGCCTTCACGATATCGCTGTTGGCCTGGGCAAAATCTTGTCGCGCCGTAGCGGCCATATGGTTCACCGCCGTGCGCGTCACCACAGCTAGGTCACGCCGAGAAGCGTTGATCACCCCGTCTTCACGATTACGCTGCGTCGTACCCGCTATGCGCCGTACGATCTGATCTACCGTTTCGCCCTGGAGGAAGCCGGAGCGTACAGCGTTAGTGATTTTGTCCAGCCGATCCGATTCAAGCTTCTGCCCCCACTCTTTCAGCAACCGCCCCTGGAAGGGCTGGGCCACAGCTGAGGCGTAAACCTGCTCTGGCGCGATGCTCTGAAGTGGCACGTGCTTGAGGATCTGCTTCGGTATGATGCTGCTGAACAGGTCCAGTTGGTATCCGGTCTCATATTCAACGTAGCGCGTCAATTCACGTGCCAGCGCAGCATTAACCGGTTCGTAGGCCTGTTGGTTCAGGTCGCGTACGCCGGCCAGCAGCGAAGCCAAGCGGCGGGCGCTGTAGGTATCGGCTCGCTTGCCGTCCAGCAGCACCAGCAGTTTGGCAGCAAGGTCGGTATCAAGCCTACTAAGCAGCGCCACCATTCGACGGGCAACACCAGTACCGTAGCGGTTCACATACAGGCCGTGCGCTATGGTCTCGTCCTGCAGGCGATCGTTAACGGAGCGGGCCATATCACACCCCGCCCGGTGACGGTTCTGTCAGTGAGGCTGATTCAGCCAGCAGCTCGCTCAGCACCACATCAGGATCCGCATCAGCATCGATGATATTCAGCTTCTGCAGCGACTTGATGGCGTCAACACGACGAATATCCCCACCCTGGCGCAGCGACTGGATGGCCAGTGCCGCCGGAGGATTAAACTCTTTCGACTCGACATCCAGTTCGGTGCGGACATCGACGCTGCCGCCATCCTTCTCACCGATGTACTCAGCCATGATTTGCAGGATGTTGTCGAGCGCATCCTCGAGGCTGGTTGCCATGGTGTAGAGCGGCGACTGCTCCTGCATCTTCTCTTCTGAGGTCTGGTCTACAGACTTGGTCGAGGTGTTGTCAGTGCGCAGCAGCTTCGCGCCCGCTTGGCGCATCTGCTCCACCAGGTCGGTCAGGGACTCTTTGCCCGCGCCGATAGAGGAACCGGTGTGCTCGACGTACTCAAGCCCCTGCTTCTGCCGATCGGTAAAGCTTGCCGCAGAAGAGGATCCAATCACCAGTTCCTGCCCCTCCTCAAGCCCGAACACGGTTAGGATTGGTACCCGGGCGACATGCAGAATATTGTCCTGCTCGGACTGTGACTGCCAGTGCTTCACGTTCAACAGTGCCATGTTGAGCAGCGGTGGTGAACCGCACATAAACCCGGTGCGCTTGGTGTAGAGCGTGACAAGCGTGATGTCCTTCCGCGACGTTTGCCACTCTTCGTGCAGCACCCAGTTCGCCTGGGCATTGTCGCCGGTCGCCTTGCGGTAAATCTGCACCTGTCCGGGTGTCAGCAAACGTATCTGCTCAACCTTCGTCTGCCCGAAGTCATCGCCGTCTTCGACAACAACCTCTTTGATGCGCAAAGCAGTGATCTGAACCTTTCCCCCGACCATCTTCGACTTCCAGCCGATCACCTGGCGGGGATTCAGCATCGTGACGTATGGCCGCGCGCCAGTAGCTTTCTCGTCAGCCTTGGTCTTAACCTGTTCAGCATCCACGCGGGGATAGTCCACCAGCGCATGAGAGAGACCATACTGCATCGCCAGGCTGAAGAAAGCCTGTGCCCAGACATCGAGACGACTGCCTTCCAGGTCAACGTTCTTCGCATACTCGCGGAGCTTATCCGGGACGTTCTCGCCCAACTGAATTGGCTCGGCAAACACGCGCCCAACGTTCTGGTTGATGGTCTCTTCGTAGGCAGGAAGAAGCGTGGCCACATCCAGGCGCTTTTTGTAGTCCTCTTTGTCTTCTTTCGGCCAGCGCGGCAGATAGGCTTCACCGAGCTGGCGCATGTACAGCGTGCCGCCCATCAGGGCGTCGTTGATATCCCACGCCTGCACTATGTTCCCATAGTCCAGATTGGGTGTTGAAATATCAGGCATGGGGTTAGAGCCTCAGGCTGGTGACTTTGCCGACTTTCTTCGGCGGTGAATGCAGGACGGCGTAACGCGTGCCATCCCAGTCGTGATCTTCCTGCTGGGTGTCTACATCATCAGGGTTCTTGCTGTCGCGAACGAGCACCGGAACACGGCTTATCCAGCCTCGACAGTAGTCGAACACGTAGAATGCTGGTTTCTCAGGAGTGCCTGACTCCAGTTTCTTACCTTCAATGACTGCCTCGAGCATGTCAGCAAACAGGGCCGCGCCGTTCACGCGCGATCCCGGCTTCTTGTTGGATGGAACCCACTTAACGCCCTGCGATTCCATCTTCTGGGCTATGGAGAATTCGTCATCGCCGGTGTTGTAGATCGCCCCGTCAGCCGGTCCGGGGGTAACCTTCTTGCAGATACCAGGCATTATATTCAGTTGCCCCTGCGTCACCCCATTGAGCTTTATCTCCTCTGGCTCTGCAAGCTCTTCGCCCACCAACCGCTTATCCACCCACGCCACGCCCTTGGCGACGTTTGTGGATGACATGTTCAGGCCTTTATTCAGCTCATCAGGTGGGCAGCCGTACCACTCACCAATCAGGATCAGCGACCCGGCAGGCGGGCAGAACTGACGACCATCAGAGAGCTCTGCGGCGGTACCGTCGGCGCGCGCCCACCAGAGGTTAGAGAACGGCTTGGATTCGCCCCAGTCGTGGGAACGATCAACCGTCCAGCTATCCGGGATGCGGAACGGCTTAATGACATGCAGCGATGCATTCCACAGGTGGTCAAAGCGGCCACCGCTGGTGACATCCCATGAACCCTCTACCCATGCTTTACGGCGATTCGGGTCTTTAATGGCCATCAACGTTGCGATGTACTGCGGATCGAGATATGGGTTTTCTTTGAAGGAGCCGTGAATCGCCACGCGCGTCAGCGTCACATCCTCTTCTCGCTCGGTCTGCGGGTTAAACACTCGCTGCGTTTCACGAATGATGGTGCCGCGCGGTGCTGGCTCGATGAAGCGTTTCTTCACCCAGGTATGCCCAATGCCAAAGGGATTAGTGGTGCTGAACGTCTCCAGCGGGATCGGCTTAACGAGTGAGCCATCTGCAAGCGGGTAATCTTCCGGCCTGAATGACGAGCGTCGGCAGGAAAACATCATCTCGTAGAATTCTGGTGACTGCTGCTTGGTTAGTTCGTTGAAACCAATGAACGGAAACTCCTGACCGTGGTAATCCCAGTAGTCACTCTCTTCTTTGCCAAAGCGGAATAGTAATTCCTCACCGGTAGGCCATACCCAGCGCAATTCACTTGCGGACGCCAGATAGCGCGCGCCGTCGTTAAACAGGCGGTACATACGCTTTGACTGAGTGATGATGTCGGTGAGGTTTTTATACTCGGTATCGAAAATTACGCCTCGCCAGAACGAACCATAGCCCAGACCAACCAGGCGACGAAAGCGCGCCAACTGAGCGGCGGTTTTACCCGGCCCGCGTGTCCCCTCATAGAGGATTTCGTTACACGGGCAGCTCAGGGAGAGCGATTGTGATCCCGGTAAAGGTTTCCAGACGGCTTTGTAATTCATCCACCAAGAACCTCGCTCTGCTGTTTCTGCGCTGCCGCCTCCCAGCTATCAACGTTGTCGCTGGTCGGTACCAGCATGACGTTGTGGGTAGCAATGACCTTCTGCTCAACCTGCTCTTTGAAGGCCTGCACACGCACGTGCTTGCCAAGCAGTTCGAGGTTCTTAACCTTGTCAGGCCACTTAACCTTTTTGAGGATGGTTTCTGCCGTCTCCTCGTCGAAGTTCTGAATGGTCGTGCTAATGTCCAAACCGCTTAGCGAAAGTCGCCAGGCCTTAGGCCACAAGCTAATTGCTTTCAGGCTGCCGTCGTCATTAAGAATGTCTAGTACATCCATCTGGTCGATCTCAACCAATCGCCGCAGCACATAATCAGCATCAATGCCCACATCTCCGTTGCGCTTCGTTTTGAGTTCGGCGATTCTGTTTTGGATGACAGGTTTTGACAGGTTCTCGGATGCGGTACGGTTTGCAGTCTTGACGCTGTACCCCGCCCGAATAGCCGCCTGTGTGGCGTTCAAATCGATGAGGTACTCACGACAGAACATTTCTTGCTTGTCGGTGAGTGCCATGGTTTATCCAATTATAAAGGTGTCATATGAACGAGCTTACTGTTGGTGATGTGATTTCAAGCCTTAAAGACTACCGTGCCTATCTAGAAAAAAAGGCAGTAGATTTCAAGCAGGAGATTCATGAGCACTGGGAAGAAAGTCGACATTTACAAACTCAATTCCTGATTGAAGCCAAGCAAAATTCAGAAATCAACTTTAGCATTCCTGCATTGCGTTTTAGTTGTTGCTCTACCTGTAGAATTGTCTTCCTAGAGAAACTCCCTGTAGCGGAAGTTCGTTTCTCAAGCGAAGTCGATGAAAAGACTTTAGATATCGAGACATACTATTTTGATACTCAAGGTCATATGCATGTAGGTTTGCCAGGCACCAATACCCCAGTAGATTTTGAGTTTCAAAGTATCGGACCGATATTTTTTGGATCAATCGTCAAATCAGCTTCAGAGAAAAAACTTATTTCTTTGTGATGCAAGTGTCGTGGGGTGTGGGTTATACCCACTTCTCATCATTCTCGATTCTCTCTCAGCCTGTTGATCTAAAACCTGAGTAAAAAAGCGCATTGTTCAGCCGGGTGAATGCTGTAAATCAGCCTGGTACTCCGTCTCGATGGCCTCCCAGTCCGGTTTTGCCATGGTCATATTCCTTGTTCACTATCACATTTTTGATATTCATTACTGGCATTGATTGATTTACATCCTCTCAATCCCCATTGAATTACCTTACACACACTAATGAGGTCTAAACATGAGTACGATAAATTGGGTTGGTGACGCCCCTAAATTTGTTTTTGGTAGCAAAGTTCAACTCAATGCAGGAGGTCCTGTTATGAGTGTTTATTCAGTAGATCGAGATTTTGTAACTTCAGGCCAGTATCGTTTTACTGGGTTTTATACGTGCCAATGGTTTGCAGGAAAAAAACTGGAAGAAGGTAGATTCCGCGAGCCCTCACTGATTGAGGTTAAATAGTGACCCCTGTCGATGTAGCTAGCTGGATGCAAGAAAAGCTCACTAAGGAAGATTGCCTGTATCAAGAAGATGTCGTTGATTACCTGGTAAAACTAGAACGAGAAGAGTTTCTAGTAGAAAACACTGATGGAAACCTATCATTAGCCAAGATTGTTCTTGCCGCATTTAGGAAGCTAAATGATGAAAGTGTTGTCTGGGTAAAATCAGGTAAGTACTGGCGATACCGTGTCACTGAAGACGAAGTAGGTCGTGAAGCTCGCGGTTAACTAGAAATGAGGGCGATAGCTTCGCCCTTCTCATAATGAACTGTATTAGTTATTAATCAAATTTCAACAACTGCTACCTCGCTCTTGAGTACAATTGATTAAGCTGAGTTATATCGAACATGTAAGTAATATCACCCGTTGAAATCATTGAGATAATATCATCACTCATTGAGATTATTCTTTGCTTATTATAAATAATGATATTACGAGATTTAGCGAATGCGTCCATTATAAACTCATTTCGTTGTATTTTCTCCGTAACTTCTGATTGATCTTCAGGATATTTCATCCCCCTGTATATCAAGGAAAGCTCCATAGCCTTTTCTAAATCTCCGCTCCCATATTCTTTAATTGCCTTTTCAATATCAACATCAAGTAAAATAGATTGACAACTAACACCAGAAAGCCCAATGACAGCGCGCTCCGACAAGTATTTATGGATATCATCAAATGTCCGTAACGATGGGTGGTAGAGGGTATGGGCATGAGCCTCGGTTAAGTAACATCTATTTCCATCGTTACCCAAGACTAATTTAATTCCTTGGCACTGGTAACCTAATTGCTTAGACGCAATCCAATGCCCTAGCTCATGATAAACAGTATTTTTAACCTGCTCTTCCCAAATTTTCATGATTTCTCTCTATTGCGATTAACTATGTTCAGACAGTTATGACTAGAGTATCAGGAAAAATAAAGCATTAGGGTTTATTGTTCATGTCATCCGCTACACTGATGACGCACAAACGCTTGCAGTCCCGTCAGTTGCTTGATGACGGTTTCGATTCGCTCTCTGAGGGTGAAATAATCCCGTTCAGCGGCTCCAGTAAGTCGGGCGCCGGTAGCATCATCCAGGCCGGTGGTGCTGGCCGTTCCGTTCGCGGGGCACTTTGCGTTGATGCGCAGCCCACACTTGCCAGAGCTAACGCAACGCTGCAGATCTTCAAGCTGAGATTTCGCATCAGCTAATTCCTTCGTGTATTTGGCATCCAGTGCAGCGACATCGCGCTGACGAATCTGCATGTCTTTGATGGTGGCGTTCGCCAGACCGAGCTGCTCAGTGGCCTTATCGCGCTGGTCTCTGTAGGTGATGGCATTATCACGGTAGTGGTTAATCGCCCATGCCATCGAAACCAGGAGGCAGATGACAACCGCGCTGATAATTGCAGTGAGGCGGCTCATTTCTGGCCCCACTCACAGACTTCACGCTCAATCTCGCGCCGGGTTATCAGCCCCTTCCACTGCTTGCCACCGGCATATGTCCAGCGCTGCAGTTCTTTGCAGGCACCAGGCACATCACCGGTGTTCAGCTTCTTCAGCAGCGTGGAGCTGGCGAAAGCTCCAGAGCCAACGTTGTAGCTGAAGGAGTAAAGCGCGGCGCGGGTAGGCTCTGGAATGCGGACCTTGATAAGCGGGTCGATTGCAGAGGCCACCTTGCGCAGATCAGACTGAAGTAGTGTGTCGCATTCTTTATCGGTGTAACGATGACCGCGGCGGATGTCGCTGCCGGTGTGACCATCGCAAACCGTCCATACCCCAACTACGTCCTGATAGGGATAGTAACGACGGCCTTCAAGTCCATCAGCATTACCCAGCATGACAGCAGCGATCGTAATCGCACCAGAGCCACCAACAATCGCGCCCACCACTTTATTCCTGAGTGTCGGGTTCATCGTGGCTCCTGTTACGCCGGTTATCTTCGCGGATCTTAAAGTAGAGATTGGTCAGGTATGTTAGTACGGCAATGACTACGCCTACGAGTACGCCAATGGCGTTCCACTGCTCAGGACTGTAGGCGTTAAGCATGCCGTTCAGGATGCTACCGGCAGAAGCGCCATAGGCAGCACCAGTGGTTATTTTTTCCATGCGATACATGCTCTCACCTCGCGTTGTTAGCGGGTGCTGTGTGTTTGAAAGGGGTCAGGCCCTCGTGGCGATTTTACAAGTAGGAGTGTCGATGTTGGTTTCCGGAGCCTGAAATAAAAAAAGGCACACATGAGTGAGCCTTTGAATAAAGTTTCTTCGCATCACTGCCGATACATCCCTTAAAGGAGATAAAAATGGGCAGACGTAGACGTGGTAGGTACAGAATTAACAAGAATCCGGACATAGTGGATCGAATTATTCACATGATTATCGATATCGCTATTTTCGTCTTCTTGGTAAAGCTTGGGATATCTCTTTTGTTCAAATAAAAAGCCCCGCACGATGGCGAGGCTCTTAATTCTATGTCGACCTATGAAGCTATGGCGACTATATCAGATTTACATGAAATGTATGCTATTTAATTGATTTTTGCAACACCCTGCTGCGAAAAAGTCGCCTTTTGTTGTAATCTTGTTCTCAAGGTGCAGACAAGAGAATCGCCATCAAGTCGCTTAAAGATGGCGTCCATAGCCCGCCAGTAATCGGCATAGTTATGGCACCAGTTGTCCGGCTTAACACCACACAGAGCTGCCAGGTCCTGATGCTGATATACCTCCTTACCTGCCAACTCAGCCTTAACGTCCTGCGCCGCCAGCCAGATAAGCTTCTCCAGACGCTCCATCGTCTTGCCGGCCACTTTCTTAGCGCCGAGCTGGTTCCGGAACTCTGCCCACGCCCACTGTGTGATCGCCACCTGGTGTTCAAAGCGGATATTCTCGCTGTAGTTCCAAAGCAGCCATGCTTTCTGATGTTCTTCCAGAGACAAGACAGCACGACGCCATGATGCGGTGCCGAATTCTATCGGGCTAACCAGTGCGATTGATGAGCCTTTGGCGCGAGACTGGCTACCGTTCATCGGAGGGCTGTCAGGGTTAACCATTTTCTGCTTAGCCTCGCTGAATACTTTCTTCCGCCCACGACTGCGAGCCGTCGCGGTGAATTGCGCGTTCTCAGCGAAAGCTACCAGCTGCCCTTTCGTCGCCCCGCTCAGATCTGCTGTCGCCACAATGAGCTGCTGACGTACGTATTCCAGTTGCTGACTGTTCATGCGGCTTCCTTATGTGGCTGGTTGGTTTTGGTCTGGCTGTGCTTTGCTACTGGCGGCATGCTGGCGCGCTTAACGCTTTCTGCCTGGTATCGGGTTATCTCGTCTCTGGTCACGGCGCGCATTCCCCAATAATGATCTTCCCCTTCTCTCCCCAAAGTTTTGTCACCCGGCCATCCCAGACGCGGCTATCGTCATCGAAAATGGCATCGAGTAGCGCCTTTTCCAGGTTGTCTTTATCCGGTTTCTGCTGATGAGCCTGGCCGTTACGTTGCGCGCGCTTCTTCTGGCTCCAGCTTTTTGGCATGGGAATGATGAAGGTGACGTGATAACCGGATTCAGGCAGGCAGATCCCTAGCAGGCGTACTTCGTCTTTAAAAGCCCAATACGCTGCTGTTGCCGGACGTTTGACCCACCTGTCCCGTTGAGTCATTCGAGGTTTGCTGACAGGAGTGATATCGTAAATATTCATACCTTCACGAGCCCCTCTTTGAGCCAGATAACCTGTGTGCGAGCCATGCCTTCCAGCGCGCACTCCTTCGCATATTCGGAATCGACCGGGCGGGTGCGGCGATCAATCTCGTCGTGGCAGCTGCTGCATGCGATGGTGGCGATCAGATCAGTCGGCTTAATTCCGATGCCGCAAAGGCCAGCAATACGGATATGTGCCAGCACTGAAGTTTCAGCATTGCCGTTGCATACCCCAGGGATCCGCACCTGACATTCGCGGCCGCGTGCCGCTTTGCATAAATTAGCCATGCGCTCTCCTCGCCGCGAGACGCAGCCATTTCTGATCCACCAGGCGAGCGGTGTACCCTTTCAGTGTCGGGATTTCGGACGGATTAGTGACGGTCTTACGCTTACGGCACGCTGGAACGCGGAAGATTTCGTTGGTGATGACGCGGGAAAGTGGAGTAGACATCAGGCCTCCTGTTTATCGCGCAGCTGCTGGTGTTCGCAACTGGATGTCGCAGAGCAATAACTCCATTGCATCCCCCTGTGTTCACCTTGTTTTCCATTGATCGACGCGTGCACTAACGCTGGGTTGCATCCGTATATCTTGGTCGACTGCATTGATGGAAACCAGTATCCGAAACCATCTCGCTCTGCTATCACAGGCGTTTTATTCTTGCCTGACAGGCCGGTTTCATTGGCGTGCTTCATGTTCATGGCATGAGTGCACCACTCAAGATTATCTGGAAGCCTGTTGTGCTTATTTCCGTCGATGTGGTTAACGTGCGGGTAGTTATTAGGATTTGGTACAAACGCGAGCGCCACGAACCGATGTAGCATCTCGTGTTTATTAGAAAGTGATACCCTGATGTATTGGGACGACGTGCAACCCTTAAGAATCCGCCCAGCGATAGTCCTAGTGGTCCACGTCTTCTTGTCTCGTCCGCATGTAGTTACTTTGCGGGCCAAGCTACGTACGCGAGCGAGAGAGCTAACCTCAAACCGGTCTTCATACCCCGGAACCGGCTTCCAAATTTCGTTCTCAAACATGATCATGTCCTTTAGCGTGGTATTCGGAGTTAGCTGGGTTTCGCAGTTTGATGCCGCGCTCGATGCACCAGACTTCGATGCGGCGCAGATAGAAGGTCATTTCTTCGGTGTCGAGAAGCTTGGTGGACTTCACCATCTTGGTTTCCCCAAGAACGGTTACTGGCTTGGCGGGACAGAACATATCCTTCAGAAACTCATGAAGGTCTTCCTCGGTTAGCTTGCTTTCGGAGTGACGATTGACGGCAGATGAAACGTCGCTATTCCACATCCAAAGAAGGGCATTCTGGGAGAGGCTGCGCTTGTCCTTCCATGGCTTGATGATGAGGCGATAACAGTCACCAGATTCCAGCATTGGCTGTATCTGCTGCCCGATAGCGGAGAAGTTGGATTTGTGAAGACGGATGCCGTCTTTGTTCATGCTCATACGGCCTCCTTAACGAAAACCGCAGAATGCAGAAAATCGCAGGTGCATTTCTGCATCTGTGACAAGATGAGGATTTCAGATTGTGGTCGCATTTAAGTCCCCTTAAATGCGCAGAAGTCACCGGAGTTGTTCAGGCTCCGATGACATGATTATGGCGGGTTGATTATGGAAAATCAAACATTAAAGCGTGGTTATGAGGTTGATCATAATTACTATCTTTATGGAGAGACCATACTCCTATAGAGAAAGTCCCCAAAAATAATTAACCTAAAACCTCCACTTTGTTTTCACACATATCTAAATTTTCAACAAATGAAACCCAAGAATTTCAAGATTTCTTGTTGCTGATTTCCCCTAGTTTATCCATGCCATCACTAACAAATGAATCAGCGGTTTTTATCTCTTCTTCTAAATCCAATACTCTAGTTGTTTTTACTTTTATCTGACTTGCCTCGATTTCAATAAGTTCAATTATTTTATTCTTATAAATTTCGTATAACTCACTTCCAGCGGAGTGTTCCTTCAATTGTGCCGAGTAAAACGTATGCTTATCTTTGACATCATTGAGCAGGGAAACTACAGCTTCGTTTTTTAATTTTATTTTTTTGCCTTTAATAATTTCTACAATTATTATTGCCGCTATAGTACATACGCCACCACAGACTAAAGGTATTATATATTCGTACTCTTTTAGCCCATTATAAGATCTGTATATAAACACAGAAAGCGAGGTCAGCCCACCAGTGATACTGGGTGAGTATATATCCAACAGTTTTTTAACAGAGACAATGTTCATTTAATACCTAACTCTTCCAATTTATTGGACGTTAATTCATAGACTCCTTTCAAGTTATTAGCAACCACAATAACATGATTTAACAAATTAATAAGAAAGGTTTCACTAACATCACCAACCAAAGGAACACCATACTCAAAGAACAAATCATCATCCTTTAAGGTTGCATATTTTAATGTATTACTCCCAAGATTCAAAAAATTAACTACTGAATTCGCGCGACCGTTCTTGTTTAATACGCCATCTTCAAATGTTATCCAACCATACATTCGTAAAGAATCTTTATCTTTATCAAGCCTTATATATATACGCTCATCATTTTCTAATTTAAAATCACCATCACTTTGTACCTCAAATTTGAAATCATTCTCATTGAGAAGACTGGTAATAGTTTCTTTAGATAATTCAGATAGTTTAATTGTCATGCTATACTCTCCTTTAAACAGTAAACCATTAATTTTGCATATATTTAATTAATAATCAATACCATATGTTGGTACTTAAACTCATACCATCCCGTTCGATTTGTTGCGGTTGTACTTCGCCTGAAGAAGTTGGATCGGCGTCGGACCATACTCGGCAGCTGGTGCTGCAATTGCCCGGCGCACCGGCGGCACTGGTTTACCTTCGGTAACGCGCTTATCCCACATGTCCAGCAGGACACCAGCTTCGTGTGCCAGCTCGCCATGCGTTAACTGCCGCTCAGTGCTGCGATCGCGCAGCTCGACGCAGATGTGATACATGACAGGCTGCGACCACGGAAATTGCTCGCTGGAAGTGAACTCGAACGACCGGTTACGCCAGTCCCAGTATTCGGCGATCACCTGGTCAACGGTTATTCCCAGCGCCCCGCCTCTTTGCTTGCACCATGCGACGAACTGACCCGGCGAAGGCAAGAATGGGCGCTCCTGACGGCGGGCCACACGCATACCGGCAGCTACCTGCTCCAGCGTGTGGATCCCATTCTCCTGAAATGCCAGCAGCCACTGACGACGGAATTCATTCACGTCCGCCTGGTCTCGGAAGTTCGCCATGCTGGCCGGGAACGCAGCGCGCAGCTCGCTGAACAGGTTGTTGAAGATCTGAGCCACCTGCTCGACAGGTGCACGCTCTTCGTACTGCTCAGGCAGGTTGTGGGCAATGCGGCTCATCTGCTCGCGATCGTGATGTCTCATCTGTTCGGCAAGGCTTTTCATAGTTTCACCCCGTGTATCCAGTCAGTGTTGTTGAAGTCCAGACCTGGCTTATCAGAGCGTTGCGTTCCACCAGCATTGCGCTGCATCGTCAGCTTGTCCCACTGCTTGCGCAGGCTGGCCGGGCAGAGGATGTTTGTGTGCCAGAAATGGTCTTTGCTTGCCCAGTCGTACAGGGAGCAGATTTCCTGATGGGTGCGGTTATCCACCATGCGCATCAGGCGTACCGTGTTTGACCAGGTCTTCAGGTCAGCAGCTTTGCAGGCCGGGTTGATCACCTGCACACGGCTGGAAATCCACTCAGCGGTCTTCAGGTCGTCTGCTGTTCCCCACTTAGCCCCTGTTGGGGTGTAAATCACTGCTTCTGGGTGAACAGACAAAAACCTTTTCAAACGTGCGTCTGAAGATTCGCCAGAATGTTCTGACGAAGATCTTTTAATATTCTTGTTATTACCTTCTTGTTCATGATGTGCGGGTAATTGTGCGGCCTTATGTGCGGCATACCCATCTGAACCAGCGCCATTACTGGGCTCGTCATGTGCGCCTGTATGTGCGGCTTTATGTGCGGGTAAATCGTCCATTTTTTGAGCATATTCGACGTAATTTGTGATGGTGATCACCCTGCCTTTTCGCTTCTCTCCCTCGATGGAAATCATCCCTTCGCGGACAAAAACAGACAGCATTCTCTCCACTGCATCGCGGCTTGTCGGGTTGCCCTGACGGTCACACAACTGAAGGCCAAGATCTGCAGCAGTAACGACCAGTTGACCGGGTTGCAAAGGCCATTGCTTGCCCTTGAAGAATGCCGTGTATGGCTGTCTGGCTGCGTCAATGAGCAGGTTTTCCCACAGCGCACGCAGGAACACATCCTTAGCCCAGGACTTCTTCTTGATGCTCCGGTACAACGGGACGTAACCAGACTTCTGGTTCTCCATCCTGTTGCTCCTTGCGGCTGAGTGAGCCGCGAAATTAGCGTAAGCGACGTTCGACACAGTTAAACCTCCTGCGCCTGGCGTTTTGGATTAGCGTTTGTCATAATGACCTCGCAATTGACTGACGTTTGTTGCACCAGAAAGTCGGATCTGTTCGCGCAGACCGGCTTTCGCCATTTCTGTTGTTCTCACATAACCCCCAGCATCGACGTGACCATCGTCATCAGCGGCCCCACCTGCTCCGGCATGAGGCGGAACAGCGAAGCTATACCCTCGCTTACCTCTTTCAGCTTCTGATGCTCTGGAGCGTCCAGTAGGACAGCCTGCTTAGCCTCAGCACACTCTTTCATCGCAGAAGCGATCAGCGTCATCGTGTCGTTCTGCGGCGCCAAGCGCGTGCGGTATTCCAGCGGCAGAACGGCCATGATTGCCGGTGCCAGCTGGCGAACGTTATGACGATACTGTTCAGAGTCGAAACGGTTATCCAGGAAGCGGAACAGCTTCTGGCGCGCTCGGCTGATATCTTCGGGGAAGCTGATAGCCGTCCCGCCCTGCTCCCGGTACTCGGTGATAATCAGCGCCGACACCACGTCTTGATTGTCCAGCGCAGAAGACTAGGCACGGACCGCATCGCGGATCTTGTCGTGGTCTGACTCCATCCTAGATTGAGCGCGGTTTATCATTGCTTCCGGGTGTATTCCGGTATTTTGTTGATACGCAAGTGATTGCATGTGCTATTCCTGATGCTCTTGTTTCTTACTGTGGGGAAATTCGCGGTATTCGACCGCCTTAACCTCGCCAGTCGGAAGCTTGTTGATAAAAATCTGGCGGCCAACCCTTATTGCCTTACTGATCGCCGTTTGGTGAACACCGATGGCATCAGCAGCTTTTACTTGGCCAACCTCATCGACATATTCAGCGAGTGAAATCTTCATGTTTAGAATTGCTCCTTACCGGTAATACAAAAAACAATACCACAAGTATTACATAATGCAATACCGTAGGTATTTTTAAAATATGAGCTTTGGTATTAATATCTGATAATGGAAAAGAAAAAGACCCTCACTCCCGCTCAAGTGGCTGATACACAGCGTTTAAAAGCCCTTTATGAAGCGAAGAAAAAAGAACTCGGTATTACTCAGCAATCCATTGCGGACGCGCTGGATATCTCCCAGGGTGGCGTTGGCCATTACCTGAATGGAAGGAATGCTCTCAATACTGCGGTAGCATCGGTATTTGCGAGGCTTCTTGGGGTTAGTGTCGCTGATTTCAGTCCATCACTTGCGAAGGAAATCTCTGACATGAGCTCTGTTGCGTCGGAAAATACTTCGTTCGCCGGGCATTATTTACCTGGCTCAAAATACCCGGTGATTAGTAAGGTTCAGGCAGGTGCATGGTGCGAGGCAGTTGAGCCCTACACCCTTAAAGATATCGATCTTTGGCTTGAATCTGACGCTCACATTCAAGGTGATGCGTTCTGGTTGCAGGTGGATGGTGACTCAATGACAGCTCCAGCTGGTCTTAGCATCCCTGAAGGAACATTCGTTCTTTTCGATACTGGCCGCGAGGCAATAAACGGCAGTCTGGTAATAGCAAAGCTATCCGATTCTAACGAGGCAACATTCAAGAAGCTGGTGATCGACGGGGCTCAGAAGTACCTAAAAGGATTGAATCCCCAGTGGCCTCTGGTGCCGGTAAATGGTAACTGCCGGATCATTGGGGTTGCTGTAGAGACAAAGATGCGGCTGGTTTAGTGGCCGGAAGAGACTTTTGGAAAATAAAAAACGATAGGTTTCCTATGGAAGAAACTAAAAACGCTGAAGCTCACGTTAGAGACCCATTAGAGATAACAAGGGTTACGTACGATCTTTTCAAGTTCTTCCTTGATGAACTTGAGAATGAGTGTGGGGATATAACGTGCTCAGAATGCGGCAATCAGATGTGGAACGTATTCAAAGCGCCAGGTCCGGAAGAGAAACCTAATGTGGTTACATTCCCCATGCCATTATCGCCAGGTATGGGGATGTGGGCATTTCCTATATCATGCTCGAAGTGCGGGAGTATGCGATTTTTTGAAGCTTCCATAGTCGTCGACATGTTGAGGTTGCACAGTAAATTATGACCCTCGTCGAAAGCTACGCTTATCCTGTATTTGTTGGCGATATTGTTCCACACCCTCTTTTTGATGGTATCATTGAGAACATAGATGGCGGGAAAATGTATGTCGCCGATTTCATAACCATTGACCTTGAGGGGGAAGAAATGAGCAAAAAAACATACTTCCAAGAGCTCGCTCATGGCTTCAAAATGACGTGGCCGTTTCTTGCATTGGTTATAGGGTCTTCTTACGGATTTTTTTACTTTACGCAAGCAAGAATTGACACTCAAATGGCTGAGGTGCGTACACAAATTTCCTCAGACAGAAAGGATGCTTCCGCTGACAATTCCGCCTTGCGGAGTGATGTAAATAGTGGATTCAATCGCGTTTCCGATAAACTTGATGAAATTAATAAAACTCTATCAGGCATTCAAATAGAGCAAGCAGTACAAAAATCCAAAAGCCAGCAACCTTAATGTCCCCTCTCTAAACCCGGCCACTACGTCGGGTTTTTTGTACTTGCAGCCCTACTCTCTCCACCCCTCCGATCGCCTATTTGCTTCCAGTTGAGCCACTCTGTCTAACTGCTTCCTTTTCTTCATGATAGTTATCAGCTGTCGGTACCCATGATGCGCCGGTGCGTAAAACTCAGCCGGGTATTTGCTACCCGTCAAAGCTTCGTACTCAGCAGCCTGCTTGTTATGTTTTTCTTTCAATGCAGGGAAAGCCAACTCAGCCAAAGCCACATGTTGCTCGCAGAACTGGATGGCCCGCTCAAGGTTATCGCCGACATCACGCTGCCTATAATGCTCTTTGATTTTCTCCTGGAGCTTGAAGTGCAAATCAACAATCTGCTCGCCACTAAGCCACCGAAGTCCATCAACCCACTCTTTAGTATTCATTGAAAGCTGCCTAATGATTTTTTGCAGCATATCACCGGCATTTACAAAAATAAATTCTCTTAAAATTCATATGAATAGTATTAATACTCAATTAACAAATACTGGCGGTATTGATATAAACTAATACCGCGAGTATTGTTACTACATCGAAACGAAACATCGACAGCTGAGCGAAGTTAGCCAGCGGCGGACATCAAGTCGCCTGCTTTTTAACAACATGCAAAGTCGGAACAGCACTCGGTAATCCTGTTTAGACCCCAACGCACAAATGCGGCGTATCACCGGCGGCGATCCGGTCGGTGAGAAGGCTACCCCCTCGCGAGAGCGATTAAGGCGTGGGAACGGGCAACACTGGCAGGATGAGAAGTGCGAAGCGCAAAATGATTTATTCCATTCCATTCGAAGCTGAGTGGGCTGGGCTGAATCAGAGAGTCTTTCACGCCCGATTGGGCGACACGTTCAAATGGTTAGCCGCTGCCACCATTTTCGACGCGGCATGCAGAATCAGAGGTGTTATGTAACAGGTAACAGTGACGACTGAAAATCATCCTTCAGGCCCGGCATATGTCGGGCCACGTGATGGTTTGGATTTTATCCAGGTTTATGCTCTTCAATGTTCATCAAAGTCATACCAGTATCAACAAACCCGTTCGGATATCGAACATCAAACGTTGTTAAATGAGGAGTCGTTGAATTAGTTAAATTCTCAACCGTGCCCCAAACCCCAGATCTGTGCCTAAGAGTGACCTTGTCACCCAAAACAATCTGTTCCATTTTCTTTACCTATCTAATTGATTCGAAAGAATCATTATATCAGATCACTTGGTTACGCCACCTCTTTTGCCAAAACTCTTTTTGCGCTTCATACCTCAGTCGCTTCACCGAGGCGGCTTAGTTATGACAACCGGCGGCCATCCACCGCCACGAAAACACTGAATAAATGCGTGGAAGCTTTGTTTAACGTTCGGCGGCGCGGCCTTAAGCGCGGAGATGATTATGAGCACACAAATGAATGGCGGCCCAGCGTTCCCTTATTCAGGGGTTCATAAGGGCGAGAAAGAAAACCTGATAGTCGACAGCCATGGGATGACGCTGCGTGACTATTTCGCGGCAAAGGTTTTACAGGGTGTCATGGCATCCGGAACTGCCATGAGCATTGGCACTAACCATGGGGAAGAGATGCTTGATATGGCCAGAGCATTTACTCGATGGCCGACGCCATGATTCAAGCCCGGGAGTTGCCATGACAGTGATCCACAACAACAAGTATTACACCGCCAAAGAGCTCAACGATAACGAGTGGCAGCTGACGTCGGTATCGAAACCTCGCGAAAAGCTGACGATGAATCGCTGGCAGATGCACATTGCTGGCCTCCTGGAACAGGTTGAGGTGAAGATATGATGCATCACTATGGGTATGTTGAAGTTAACCGCGGCGCCGTCCAACCTGGCATGCTTGTAAAGCACAAAGACGGTATGTGGACGGCATCAGCCAACAAGCGTGGCAAACTCTACCTTCACCGCGGCTGTGAGCGCACCTTCACGAGGGAGTTGCTCGTTGAGGTATATCTCGACGGCCGCGGCAATGGATTGAGTCATTAGCCAGTTATTTATTCGGGCCGTGTGGAGCGAGCTTAAATTCCAGAAGATAAAGCTTGCCATCGGGTGCTTGGAAGTCGACCTCAAACGAATCCGGTGGATTGAACGGGTCTGGAGCGCTTTTAGCGATGCATGTCGAACGCCATGCAATATGCCCATTCTTGCCCAAGCCGAGAGAACGAGACTTCCACCAGTCATACCATGATTGATCCTCTGGCTGGTCACTTCCCCTTTCTCTCACAAACCAGTGATTCTTCTTCGAACGTCTACCCATCTCATCACTTGGGTACATCGGAGTAGGCAGTCTTTTATCGATCAGCATTTGGTCACCTTAGTTGTTGCCGTTGGGCTAACGACATTCTGCGCTGGCTTGCTGATTAATCAAGTTTTCTCATCTAAAAGGCAGGCTGGCTTTATGCGGCCGGGCTTCGCACGCACTTTTTAAGGAGTCTTTATGCAACCTTATGAGCGATTAACCTCTGAACGCCTGGCAAGTTTGCCAGCAGGATCACGTTTAAAACTTGGTGGACAGGTCATCAAACTTACCGGGCGCGGGTCATTCACCAACAGCGCCGGTCGCACCGAAAGCATGATCGAGTATGTCGATTCCCGCGGTGTACCGGGCAGTTTTTCCGAAAGCATCTTTCTCGACTCGGCCACTGAGCATCTCAACTCAGTGATGTGCGCCTGGTGTGGCGCGCGTCGACACAAGAGCGATTGCAACGTGCAGACCGTTTCGACCTACATGTCGACGAAACAAGAACACTTCTGCACCGATAAAAAATGTGCAGAGAAACACTTCAATCAGAACCCCTCACGCGCAAAAAATTCACGGAGAACGAGATGGTAACTCAGCAGAACGGATTGCTGATGGTTGCCCTGCTCTGCCTGCTGTATGACCTGCAGCCGGCAGACCTCGAATCTCTGGCCCACCAGCTCGCTGAATTTGACGCAGTTAACGACTACATTACGGAAATGAAGCATGTTGCGAGTCATTGATACAGAAACGACCAGCCTGGAAGGCAGCGTGCTGGAAATTGCCAGTGTAGATATCGTCGACGGCGTTATCTGCAACCCAATGAGCGACTTTGTAAAGCCCACTGAGGCAATCAGCTTTGAGGCAATGGCTATCCACCATATCACTGAAGATATGGTTGCTGATGCCCCGCTGATTGGCGAAGTTATCCATCGTTACCTTGGCGCGCAGGCTTACGTTGCGCACAACGCGAAATTCGATAAGTCGAAGCTTCCACAAATTGACGGCCCCTGGATTTGTACGGCAAAGCTGGCGCGTGTCCTTCTCCCCGATCACCCAAGCCACAGCAACCAGTACCTGCGTTACAGCCTGGGCCTCAAACCTGAATTGCCTGAAGGGCTGTATGCGCACCGAGCGCTCTATGACTGCTACGTCACCGCTGAATTGCTTTTGTATATGGGCCGCCTGGCGAAGTGGACGATGGGCGAAATGCGCGCCATCTCCAACAATCCGTCGCTGATTAAGGCAATCCGCTTTGGTAAGCACAAAGGGCTGACGTTCGAGGAGATTGCGAAGGTCGACCCGGGCTATCTCCGCTGGCTGTCCAGCAATAGTGACGATGAAGACATTCTCTTCACAACCAAACACTGGCTTAAGGGGTAATTTATGGCGGTGATGACTCTCATCCTTGCCGACTCCGGGTATGGCAAGACGTTCAGCCTCCACAACGTTAACCCAGAAAACGCCATTCTGGCCCGCTGTATTCGTAAGGCCCTCCCGTTCCGTAACAAAGGCTGGAAACTCCATGGCAAGCGCCTGCCGGATAACTCCATCCAGCGCGGTAACGTGGTTGATATCCGCAATGGCCGGCATCTCATGGACGTTATTCGTAACGCTGCACAAAGCAACCGGAAGATGCTGATCATCGATGACTTTCAGGCTGTCATGCAGCACGAGAATATGGACCGGGCCTACGAAACTGGCTACACCAAGTTCACCGAAATGGCGGAGCACGCCTGGCGCATCATCGAAGCTGCCACACAGCTGCCGGACGACTTCCGCGTCTATTTCCTCGCTCACACCGAAGAGAGCGAAGGAAAAATCAGAATGAAGACCGTCGGCAAAATGCTTAACGAAAAACTCACACCCGAAGGCTACTTCCCAATCGTTCTGCGCATCATCAAGCGCGACGGCAGACACCTTTTCCTGTTGAAGGGCGACGACAACGACACCGTGAAATGTCCTCCTGACCTGTTCGGGCCGGAAGTGACTGACATGGATAATGACCTGGCCGCGTTCGACAACGCAATTTCTGCATTCACTGATTTATAAGAGAGATAACGATGAACCAACCAATCAGTTTTACCTGGAACCAGCAGTCGGCAGAAGCAGCACTCAAAGCCGGGTCCTCCGCTGGCATTTCTGAAACCGGCGCATACGAGGGGATCATCACCTCTGCTGTGTATGAGTTCGGCAAGGATGGCTCAAAATCACAGGCGCTGGTTCTTTCGCTCGACGCTGACGGCCAGAAAGCTAACTTCCTGCGTATCAATTTCCTCGGTCGCGACGGCAGCCAGACGTTCGGTATTGGCCTGATTGCCGCCATTATGTGGGTCGCACAGGTTAAAGACGCCCAGGCGCAGCAGCGTCAGGGACAAAGCGGCCCTGAGTGGTGTCTGCCGGCGCTGGAAGGTAAGCGTGTCGGATTGTTTCTGCAAAAGCTCCTCACTACCAAACAGGATGGCAGTGACAGCTACAAATTCGAAGTGCGCCACGTATTCCAGCCGGGAAGCCGCCTGACCTACAAAGAGTTCACAGATAAAACACCAGCCGAAGCGATCGCCACGCTGGAGCGCACCATGAAAGATAAAGATGACCGCAAGCCTCACGATTCTTCGCGCGGCGGCTGGGGTGCAACTTCGAATAACAATAGCGGCTGGGGCAACAATCAGCATGACCCTGACGCGGTCCCTGACTCTCGCCTGCAGCAGGCCAATCGCCAGCTTGCTCAAAACAATCAAAACCCGCAGTTCGACGATGACATCCCTTTCTAGGACACCTCGTTATGACTCACGCTCACGACGACATCAGGGTTGGCACACTGTGCCTTCCCTTCATTGGTAACGGCTGGCTAATGCCATGGGGTGAAGTGGTCAGCAATCCATTAAAGAGGCAGCGACTCGCTGAGGAATATCGTATCAGGCAGGAGGCAGCATGAATATTAATACCTCCTACCAAGACATTAACTCCCTCATAAACTCAGGCGCACTTTTCGTTTCAAATCATTCTGGCGGTAAAGATAGCCAAGCGATGCTTATCAAGCTGCTTGAAGTTATTCCAGCGCATCTACTCATCGTTGTGCATGCCTCACTGGGAGCCATTGAATGGCCTGGCGCTCTGGAACGGGGGATGCCAGCCTGCCATTCATAGTCGCCAAGGCAAAAAAGACGCTGCTAGAGATGGTAGAGCGTCGTTTCGAAAATCGCCCAGAGGTTCCAAGCTGGCCATCAGCCACTACTCGTCAACTGCCTCGGACTGCGCGCTCAAGAGTCGCCAGGCCGAGCTAAGCGCCAGGCGTTCCGCAAGAACGAGAGGGATTCGAACTCAGCCTTTACCTGGTACGAATGGCTGCCGATTCACGAGATGCAAACCCACGAGGTGTTTTCCACCATCAGTGAGGCTGGACAAAATCCTCACTACGCTTACGCACTTGGCAATGAGCGCCTAAGCTGTGTTTTTTGCATCATGGCAAGCCGCAATGACCTGAAGAACGGCGCAACTCACCACCCTGATCTGCTGGAGCAGTATTCGGCTCTTGAGGGAAAAACTGGATACACGATGCACATGAACCGCATTCCTATAAAGGAGCTCGCGGGATGACAGGAAAATACTCCCTTATCTATGCAGATCCTCCCTGGTCTTACGGCAACACCATCAGCAACGGGGCGGCCGCCGACCACTACTCCACCATGAAGCTCATCGACATCAAGCGCCTGCCAGTGTGGGAACTTGCCGCCGAAAACGCGGTGCTGGCTATGTGGTACACCGGCACGCATAACCAGGAGGCTATCGAACTGGCCGAGGCCTGGGGGTTTACCGTTCGCACGATGAAAGGCTTTACCTGGGTGAAGCTGAATCAGAATGCGGAGCTGCGCGTCAACAAGGCGCTGGCCGAGGGTGAAGTGGCCGACTTTTACGACTTCCTCGATCTTCTTAATGCCGAGACGCGCATGAATGGCGGTAATCACACCCGGGCTAACACCGAAGACCTGCTCATTGCCACCCGCGGCGCCGGGCTGGAGCGAAAGCACGCCGGGATTAAGCAGGTGGTCTACAGCCCGCTCGGCGCGCACAGTGAAAAGCCGTGGGAAGTACGCCAACGGCTGGAACTGCTTTACGGTGATGTGCCACGCATTGAGTTATTCAGCCGCAGCGCGGCGCCAGGCTGGCATCACTGGGGAAATCAGGCTGAATCACCTGATGTTGAGCTTTTCCCAGGTAACATCCAGCCCATCTTCAAAGACGGATGGAGGGCAGCTTGATGGATACGACGCCAGCAGACAATGCCATCCGCGCCGCCTGCCGCCGCTGCACCGAGGAAATCCAGCAGGCTATGCGCAAGAAGCCAAAGCCTAACTGGAACGACACAGTAACGCCCATCATCCGGAAACATCACCAACAAATTGCGCCTCTGGGAGTTAGCCTCCTGGAGTTCATCTCTTACGCAGGCCGCCTTAACGAGCGGTTTGGAGCCGAACAATGACAACAAAAAAATGGGGTCATAACGAGCTTGCTCATGACCTTGCTGAGCATTTACGCCAGAACACAGCGCGCATCTGCTGGGAGGACATGCAACTCGGGCCCGCAGGTACGTGCCGACCTGATGTCTACTCCATTGCTCACAGTTACAGTAAGTTCTGCCCTGTCGTCTATGAGGTCAAGGTCAGCGTAAGTGATTTCCGGGCAGACGTCACAGTAGGCAAATACACCAAATACTTCAAATACGCTGGCGGAGTTATTTTTGCGGTGCCTGAAGGCATGCTCAAGAAAAGTGACATCCCAGATGGTTGCGGCTTAATGATCCGGAAGGAATCCGGATGGCATACCCTCAAGGGGCCGACAATGCGCCAGATTGATACCCTTCCTCGCGACGCCTGGATGAAGTTGCTTATGGATGGCATGACCCGGCAGACAGAGAGAACCCAATTAAAAAGCCGCGTAATCAACACCTACTTCATCGACCAAAAACTGATGAAGCGGCATGGCAACGAAATTGCCGATCTTGTTTGTCGAGCACATCGCTCGAAAGATCGACTTGAGCAGCATATTAGGGATAACGATGAAAGGTTGAAGAACCTGCGTCAGGAGAGTGAAGAGGAGTTGCAACGCCGACGTAAGCGGCAGGAGGAATCGGAGGAAAGGTTAACCGACGCTCAGCATGATCTGGCGAAAGCGCTTGGCCTCGACCCGAATGTCCCTATGTATGTTCTGACAAGGACGCTATGGGAAGCAACGCGCCGACTGACCGAGGATGAAGAGATAAAGAGGTTGCGAGGAATATTGTCCAACCTTGAGCGCACGCTGAATAACGGTCTGAAACCATTACCCGGGGAGAAAGCCGCATGAACAGAGCATCGCCCGTTGATTTGAGGAAAAGCCTCGAAATTGCCAACAACCTCGCGCATATCGGGATTAGCTTTGTGCCGATCCCGGTAGCGACCGAGGAAGAATTCCAGACGCTGTCCAGCGAGCTATCGCGACGGCTTGAGCAGATGGCAGTCGAAGCCGAGAAGAATGAAATCGGTGCAACATGAAGGCACTAATCACCAGGTCGCTATCGCGGCCTTTTTTATTGCTGGCGTTCACCTTCAATCGTATTAACCGACAGTTCCGGGAGCACTGACCATGGACATCATCGATACCGCAGCAGAGATTGAAGAGCTTCAGCGTAATGCTGCCCTTTCCGCTCGCCGGATCAACCGCAACGTCGTATCAGCTGAGCATTGTCAGGAATGTGGCGAGGATATCCCGGCACCACGGCGCGCTGTCGTTCCCGGATGCCAGATGTGTGCGGAATGCCAGGAAAGAAAAGAGCATGCGCTTAAACATATTCGATGATCAAGTTAAGATGATTACAGTTTTAATGATTTAAGGATATGAAATGACCGCCATGTCTGTTCAAACATCGCTTGATTTAACTGATGTCCTATCAAAATTTGTTGTTCCATTACTTGTAGCTGCGCTAGCAGCATATTTCTCTACCAAGTTTGCTTTGAATAAGTTCTACAAAGAGAAGTGGTGGGAAAAGAGATTGGAGGCGTTCACAGAAATCATCAATATTGCTTATCGGATTAAGATGAGCAATGACTACTTCCTGTGTTGCGAATATGCTCAAATGGAACCTGGTGAATCTCGGTTCAAACCACATCCGAAAGAGATCGAAGAGAAGTTAAGAACTGAGTATTGGCTTGATCTTCAAGAGCTTGAAAGAATAGCGCAGTTAGCTGATTTCACATTAACTACCAAAGTCAAAAGCTTGCTCGACGTCTATGTTAATGCCAGAAAGAAAATGATGGATGATTGGTATGAGGATGCTATTGAAAGCTATGAAGCGTCAGAAAAGGACCTCAAACTCTCTGAAAAACTGCTCAGTGATTTAGTCGCAGAAGCTAAGCGAGAATTAAAAATTAACTAAGTACTCAATTAAATTCTCTCATCATTCAACCCGCCTCAGCGGGTTTATTTTTACCTGATTTCGATTAATCAACACGTCAACGCGGCCTCGTTTATAATGCCTGGCGGCTAAGGAGTTCTCATGGCTAAGCTTCTCAACTTGCAGGAATGGGCTGCTGAGGTCTACACGACTCCACCCTCCCTTTCTACTCTGCGTCGATGGACGCGGGAGGGGCGCATTTATCCCGCGCCGGAGCTGCACGGAAAGGAATACAAGGTTCAGCCTGACGCTATCTACGTGGATCCACGTAAGAAGAACCTCCGAGTAAAACCAAAAAACGCAAAATTGCCGTCCGGCGGCACCTTACTGGAGAGACTGACTCATGGCGAAAAGGCCAGTACGTTACGACGCTAACCTGCCCCGTAACCTGACCTATCGTAAAAGAGATAGACTATACAGCTGGCGCAATCCGGTGACCGGGCAGGAGATTTCTCTTGGCCGGATTGATCGCAAGGATGCTGTTGCCCAGGCCATTGAGGCCAACAACTACATCGACCAGAATTACCTTCCCTCTTCTCTCCTGGATCGCATTAAGGACGTGCCCACATTCACAGTGGCCGCATGGCTGGAGCGTTACGAGGTAATTCTCGAGCGGCGCGAGTTGAAACCAAACACGATGAAGGTCAGGCGAAACCAGATCACCACGATAAAGGAAGAATTTGGCAAAATCCCCCTAGCTTCCGTCACGACAAAGGACATCGCCACATTTCTTGAAGCGTACATTCTCTGCGATAAAAAGAGCATGGCTTCCGGGCTCAGGTCGGTACTGATGGACATTTTCAGGGAAGCGATCGTAGAAGGACATGTGGACAGGAACCCGGCAGAACCGACGCGAACGCCTACACCTAAAGTTAAGCGAGAGCGTCTGTTGCTCGACCAATTCACCGTTATCCGCCTGGCCGCGTTAACTCATTCTGAATGGGCGCCAAACGCATGCGATCTGGCACTTGTCACCGGCCAGCGGCGGGAGGACATTTCTCTGTTCAGGTTTAGTGATATTAAAGACGGGAGGCTTTTCGTTACGCAGGAGAAAACAGGTCACAAACTGGCGCTTCCTCTTGATTTGAGGCTGGACGTTGCCGGGCTTGTGTTGCAGGATGTCATTGAGCGCTGCCGGGTAAATAACCCTTCTGACTTCATGCTCTACTCGCCAGTTCGCCGCGGGGGAAGGAAGCCTGGCCCGTTAACGCCAGACGGACTGACCCAGGCGTTCGCAGAAATCAGGGATTCAACAGGGTTAAAGTTTGGCCCAAACCCTCCGCCTTACCATGAGATCAGAAGCCTGGCGAGCAGGCTATATGAAAAGGAGCGCGGAGAAGAATTTGCTCAACGTTTACTCGGCCACAAAAATTTAACAATGACCAAAAAATACCTGGACGCACGCGGTGCAGAGTATGTTATGGTTTAGACAGGATATGGAATATTCGAGTAATTTTCGGGGGATTTCGTGTTAAGACTGAAAAAAACTTTGAGAAACAAATAGATAAAAAGAGACCGAATACGATTCCTGTATTCGGTCCAGGGAAATGGCTCTTGGGATAGAGCCGTGCGCTAAAAGTTGGCATTAATGCAGGCTGAAAACGCCTGACACTCTAAGAATAGATGACGACGCCAGGTTTTCCAGTCCGCGACTAAAGTGGTCAGAAAAAAAGCGTACGATCGTCCCAAAACGAAAAAACCGCAATGCTTCCTGAAAGGAGCCTGCGGTTTTTTTATTGGAAACGTGAAGCCTAGCAGAGCGTATCGGCACGCTCGATAAAGGGCGCAAGACTCATTTTCTGGCTCGGGTTAGCCGGGTCATCAATCTGAATGATGCCGATCGGTTGGCCTTTGCTTTTGCCGCTAGCGACCTGCTGCTCTGCCACGTCATTGAGGGGATATTGCACCAGCGTGCTCGGGTTAATCGCGTACAGAGCATGGCCTGGACGGCACGTGAGCATCACCTCTTCCCGATTAAAGGCCCATTTGTCTTTACCGACCTCGAAGCGACTCACGGTGATCACCTGCGGAGCGGCAAACGCGGAGCCGGCGCATGCCAGCAATAAGAGTGAAAGTACTGTTTTTTTCAT